CCGAAGCGGGTAATTACGCATCAGGTGATATTGAGTTTCTTTCATACCGTTACCGTCTCACCGTTTGGGGATAAGGAGAAAAATGAGCTACACAGTTACCTCAGATAAATTTGAGGCGAAGAAAAAAGGCGAAACAATTACAGACAAAGAATTGCTTGAACTAGGACTGAACGCAGATGCCCTAGTTGCAGGTGAACATCTCAAGAAAACAGTAACAACTAAACCAGCAACAGTAGAGGAAACAAAATAAATGGCCCGTATAGTCCTAACAGATGCTTCAGTTGTAATCAACGGCATCAATCTCAGCGAGTTTATTACGAGTGTGGCACTTTCAACAAGCGAAGATGTGGTTGACACTACAGGTATGGGTTCAGCAGGGGCGCGTACGCGGCAGAGTGGCCTTGCTGATAATTCAGTTACATTTGAATTTAATCAAGATTATGCAACATCTGCACCTGAAGTAACAATCAATGCAGTTGGTTCATCACTTGTTGGAACAAATGTAACTTGTGTAGTAAAGCCAACATCAGCAGCGGTAAGTGCAAGCAATCCTAGCTTTACATTTTCTGCGGTTGTGGCCGAATGGCAAGCCGTTTCAGGCGCGGTCGGTGAATTAGCCACGATTTCTGCAACTTGGCCGATCTCAGGCGTAATCACAAAGGCGGTTTAATAGATGCCACGCTTAGTATTAACAAATGCTTATGTCGTATTTGCAAGCAATGACATTTCGCAATATGTAACTTCAGTGTCTCTTTCAACATCATACGATGTTATTGACACCACAGGTATCTCAACTACAGGTGCAGCTCGCACCCGTTTGGCTGGCCTTGCAGACAATAGCCTTACTATTGAGTTCAATCAAGATTATGCAGACAATGCACTTGAAGAACTAATCAACGGAACTACCACAACAAATGGAAGTGTTGGTTTGGTTGTAGCAATGGAAATTCGCCCAGTTAACACTACAGTTAGCGCAAGCAATCCGAAATTTACCTTCAACGCGCTTGTGGCCGAATGGCAGGCCGTTTCAGGTGCCGTGGGCGAGTTGGCCAGCGTAAGTGCGACTTGGCCGATCTCAGGTCCAATTACAAAATCAATCACACCGTAATCTACTAAGGGGGAAAAGATGGATGGATTATCAATTAAGGTAAAAACAACTGATGGTGTTGAGGCCTCTTACAAGTTAACGCCTCGCATCATTGTTGCATTTGAACAAAACTTTGGTAAGGGTATGCCTCATTTACTGGGGCAGGAACAAAGAGTTGAACACATCTATTGGCTTGCTTGGAAATGCCAGCAAGTTGATGCTCAAAATAATGGTGGAACACCAGTAAAACTTTTTGGTCCAGAGTATTTAGACAGTATTGTTTCGGCCGAATTGGATGCTGATAGTTCTTTCGAATCCACCGCAACAGCCTAACCTACACGGTTGCTGCGGTGGCCTGCGAAACTGGTATTTCTCCAATTGATTTACTAGATGCACCCGAAGGTATTTTTGAAGCAATGACGATTTACTTAAAGGAACGAGCTAAGGCCAATGGCTGATGATGTAATTGTTTTAACAGGCATCAAAGAAACATTGGATGCGCTTAAAGAGTTTGATAAAGATGCCGTAAAGCGTTTCAACAAGGTTATCAATACTGAACTTGCTGGCGCTCAACGCGATGCTCGCAACATTATTACCGATGAACCACCGATGAGTGGCTGGCGTAAGGAAGATGCTGCCAAAGGCCGCACTCGCGGTGGTCAAGGATGGCCAGGCTGGAACGCTGGCGAAATCAAAAGCAAGATCACAAAGACAAAGGCTCAGGGCAAGGTTCGCAAAGGCGATTACACAACCAGTGCTGGTGCTTTGCTTAACAAATCTGCAGCGGGTTCAATCTTTGAAGTTGCTGGTCGTGTGGCATCAGGTACAAGCCGAATGACTGCCCAATCTTCAAGTGGGCAATTTCTGCGTACTCTTGGCAACAGATTTGGAAAGGCTTCGCGTGTAGTATGGCGTGTTGTTGATAAAGATAGAGCAAGAATTGAAGCAAATGTAAATCGCGCTTTGGAAGATGCAAAAGCGCAATTGCAAAGGGTACTCAATAGAGAGCGAGCATAACAAATGGCAGTTGGCGCAATTGTAGCCCGCATCCTCACTCAGTATTCTGATAAAGGTTCAAAGGCTGCTCAAAAAGATATTGCCACACTTAGTAAAAGTTTTGATGCGTTTGGTAAAAAAAGCGCAAAAGCATTTGGAATTGCAGCAGCAGCATCTGCAGCTTTTGCAATTAAACTTGGCAAAGATGCCGTTCAAGGCGCAATGGAAGATCAGAAACAACAGATTGCCCTTGCTACCGCTTTGCGCAACACAACAGGTGCCACCGATGAGGCTATTGCAGCAACTGTTACTTATCTTGACAAATTAGAATTATTGGTTGGTGTTGATAATAACCAGTTAATTCCTTCTTTGCAGATTTTGACACAGGCAACTAAAGATGTGACCGCAGCGCAACAATTACAGGCTCTTGCCTTAGATATTTCTGCAGGCACAACAAAGGATTTAGGTGCGGTTTCAATTGCGCTTGCAAAGGCCATTGGCGGCAATGTCGGCGCTTTAACAAAACTTGGCGTTCCGCTTGATGCAAATGCAGTAAAAGCAAAAGACCTTGATGCAATTTTGAAGTCTCTTGGGGCAACCTTTAAGGGGCAGGCAGAAAAGCGTGCTGAAACTTTAGAATTTAGGTTAATTAAACTTCAATTAGCATTTAATCAAATTCTTGATAAATTAGGCTATGCACTAATTCCAGTTCTTGAAAAATTTGCTGATGTTGTTAACAGAAAAATCTTGCCCGCAATAAATGATTTTGTTACAACAAATCAAGATAAACTTGTTGCCTCATTCACTTTTGCTGCAAATGCAGCCGTAGCATTATTAACCGCTTCAATCAACTTTGCTAACTGGATTTCAAACAATATGGGCCTTGTTAAGACAATGGGCATCTTAATCGCTGGAATGTTTGTTGTATCAAAGGTTTATGCGATGATTACTGCAGTCAATCTATTAACTGCCGCATTTGTCAGAATGAATGTTGCATTAGGTGCAGGCGCAATTGGTGCCATTACAAAAAGTGCAGCCAAAGGTGGCATATTTGCAACCCTTGCCGCTGCCCTTGCCGCTGGCAATGTCGGTGGCGATTTAGGTGTCAAAATTGCTGAAGCAATTCCTGGAACTAAGGCCAACAGAGCTAAAAATTCAGAGAGCATTTTAAAAAATCCGTCTTTGCTTCCAAAATCACCATCACCAAGCGACATTTTAAGTGGTAAGTTTTCAACAACTTCAACACCTTCAATTGGTGGCACCGATGCACTCTCGGCCTTTCTTGCCGCACTTGCTAAAAATACAGCCGCTATTAAGAAAAACACAAAATCAGTTCAAGACATTGCAACAGAAAACGCAATGAAAGAACTTGCAGCACGCCAAAAGGCGCTTTCAGGTTCAGCTTCAATTGCAATTGGCGGTGGCGGTAAGATTTATAGCACTCGCAACGATGCAGGCAAGATTGATGTAAATGTTTATGCAGGCAATGTGGTCGGCTCAGCCGATGCACTCATTGAGGCAGTTCAAACAGGGCTACAAACTGCAAACCGCCGCAATGGTGGCGGTGGCGGCGGCCCAGGATCAATGTTGATAGTCTGATGCCAGCATTTGACGGAGTAACCTCACCAAGTATTGCGGTGCAGTTCCTTAAAAGTGGAACTTGGACTTCAGTAACTACATCTGATGTTGTTCAAATTGACATTCGCCGTGGCCGTGAGCGTGCAGATTTACGCGATCAGGCAGGCTTTTCAAGTATTGTTTTTAACAACACCAGCGGCATCTATGACCCTGACAACACAAGCGCTTCAAGTCCGTGGGTTGTTGGCGGTGTCAGCATCCTTCGTGATGGCTTGCAAATGCGCATTGTGGCTACTTGGAACTCAACGGCATATCCATTGTTTTATGGATTTCTTGAAAACAACTTTACCAATCAGGGCTTCTTGCCAAATGTCACAATGACTTTTTACGATGGCATTGGCTACATTGCAGATGGCTTTGCGCCAGCTTTGGCCGTTGCAGGCAACTCAGAAACTGCAGCAGTTCGAGCAGGCAGAATGTTAGACATTGCAGGCTGGACAACTGGCAACGGATTCTCACGCTCATTGTCAGGCTCAGTTACTATGCTTGCAACAGTTCAAAATCGCGGATGTATGCAGGCAATTACAGAGTGTGTTGATGCCATTGCTGGCCGTTTCTACATTTCAAAATCAGGCGTAGCAACATTGGTGCCATTGGCCGATAAGTTCAGCCGCCCAACTCAATTGCTTTTTAGCGATTCAAACGCATCTAATACGGTTACATATTCTGATTTGATTACAAACCCAGGTACAAAGTATGTGGTCAATCAAGCAATCATTATGCGTGGTGACAATAACCAAGTTACATCAACATATAACCCAAGCAAAAATGCTTATGGTGTGGTGAAGAAAGAAATCTTTGCGCCTGTTAATACAGATACCAATGCAACAAACTTAGCTTTGTATGAATCTCGCAAGTTGGCAACACCTGATACCTATGTTGAGCGTATTGAGTTTAACGGCCTTGTTGTGGCTAAAAATGGATTGCTCTACCCTGATTTCTTATCAACAGAGTTAGCAGATCAGGTAAGCGTTCAGCGTACAACTTATGATGGCCGACCTTTGCAATGGAATCTTGTAGTTGAAGGTATGAAGCACACCATTACTCAAACCAATTGGATTGTTACATTTAATACATCCGATATAAACCCTTATAGCATTACCATCTAGGGGGAATAATGCCTTTATGCCCGCAAATCACTAACACGCCAATTACAGTTACACAAACTGCAGACTTTACAGTTTCCAGCGTTTTGCCAGTAGTGGCTGCAACTACAACTCAGGTTGATGCGGCAGATGCTGCTGCGCAACAGGCGCTTATTGATGCAGCAATTGCAGAAGCCACCGCAGATGCAGCAGCAGCCGTAGCAGCATCATCTGCAGCAGCGGCGGCAGCGGCGCAAGCAAGTGCAACTGCAGCCAATGCAACGGCTGCATCAGCCGTAACAACTGCAAATTCAGCGGCAACGGCTGCAGGTACGGCCCAATCAACTGCAAATACTGCCCTTGCTAATGCTGCTACTGCAAATGCAAACGCAATTGCAGCAAACACTGCAGCAAGCGTTGCGCAATCAACTGCAAATGGCAAAAACAAAGTTACATATTCAACTTCTGCACCAGGCTCAACGGCAAATGCGGCTGGTGATATTTGGTTTCAATACGGTACGACTGCGCCCAATGTAGGTCGCATCATTGCTCAATTTACAGGTGATGGTGGAACAAGTTGGACACAAACAACTATTTCAGGCCTTGTTATTGCAAACATTGATGCTGGAAACATTACTACTGGAACACTTACTGCAGCCGTTGGTATTTCAAATCCATCAGGCAATTTTTCGGTTAATGGTGCAACTGGCGCTCTTGTTGCAACAGGTGCAACCATTACTGGAAATGTGACTGCCACAAGTGGCACATTTACTGGAACAATAAACGCAGGTGCAGGATATTTTGGAACCCCGACAAATGGTTTTTCTATCAATTCAACTGGCCTTGTTGGTGTTGGAACTGGAACAATTGTCGGCGGAGTAATTTCAGGTGCGCAATTTACTAATGGCAGCACTTTTTCAGTCTCACCTACAGGTTTTCTTATCGCAAGCGCTGGAACTATCGGTGGTTTAACTCTTAGTGGAAGTTCAATTGCCTCAGCAACAGGTGGCTTTTCTGTAACATCTGCAGGTGTTTTAACTGCAA